GGCTGCCGCTCTCGGTGACGATCCCAACTTCGCCACCACAATCGCCAACAGCGTCAGCAGCGTTCAAACCAACCTGACTAACGAGATTTCTCGTGCCACCGCTGCTGAATCTGCCAACGCTAGCGCCATCTCGGCTAACACTGCCGACATTGCGACTAACGCATCCGACATTGCCACCAATGCGGCTGCTATCGCCGCCAACGCTGCGGATATTGCGACCAACACTGCGGACATTGCTACCAATGCTGCCGCAATCGCAAGCAACGCTTCGGACATTGCTACCCTTCAAACCGACAGCGGAACCAACACCAGCGACATTGCAACCGTAGCCGCTGACCTGGCTAGCGAGATCGCTCGTGCCACTGCTGCGGAGACTGCTAACGCCAACGCAATCACCAACGAAGTTGCTCGTGCAACCGCTGCGGAAGGCACCAACGCCACTGCGATTGCTGCTAACGCCGCTGACATCGCCACCAACGCTGCCGACATCGCAACAAATGCTGCGGCTATCGCTTCTAACGCAAGCGACATTGCTACCAACACCGCAGACATCGCCACCAACGCCTCCGACATCTCCGGTCTTGACACTCGCCTGAGTGCTATTGAGGCTGGCATCGACCTCGGCACCTTCTGATTATTGCCCTACGTTTTACAGCCTCCCGTAAGGGGGGCTTTTTTGTTGGCGGGTAAAACTAGCTATCTACAGAAAGCAACTTGGATCTCTCAACCATTTCACGAATAGAGCAGTTCATGGTAGATGCTCTCATCGCATCTCCATTGATTCCCGTTAGCGTGAACGTTCTCCGTCTGGCGGATGCCATTGAGAATGAGGGTGTGGTCCAGCAATCGACTAACATTGTTGTCCGGTACGTGGGATCCACTGACAACGTAAAGAACAGGGTTCCTATGGTGTTTGAGCGACAAATGTCGTTTGAACTTAATTTCTCGGCTCAAAACTATCTAACCTCCTCTGGACACGACTTCGCCACGCAGTTGTTGGCAGGTGCGTTTATGACTTTGAACGGCTCGGTACCCTCGGGAGCCTACGTTCAAACCATTGAACCTTTCACCTGTCAAAACGAACAGTTTACCGGGATTACCCCGGAGTCTCAATACACCTACACGCAGACATACGTAGTAACCATTGAGAACCAGTTGCCGTATGTGGCCTTGGATCCTTGCGTCCAGAGGGGGGACTGTAGGCAAATATTCCCCGGCAGAAATGTTGATACAAAATTGCCCCTGGGGGGTGTGCTAGATGACGCTACTGGAAGTATCTACGTACCGGCGTATTCCTGTGAGGGTGAGCCGGCAGAGGACTATGACCTTTGCTCGGGAGTTCGCTGGAGTAATGAGGTTACACAGAGCGGAGACTGGGTATTCATCTGTGACCCTGACTGTGTATTCATGGAAGACCCTCTGAGTCAACCCATCTACCTCCTTAGTAATAACAGTTACACGAGCGACGGTAAATTGGTTGTTACCGTCTTTGACGCCATAACTCGTGAACCCATCAAGGAAGTTTTCTATTGTGACACAGGTAGAAAGCTCGCACGTTATGCCATTGAGCTGTGGAGAAACACTATAGCTGGTTCCGCTAATGGCGGTATTGCGTTCAACGCTTCAAAAGATAGCTCATGGATGTCGGGAATTAACACTGGGGAATTCGCTGTGGTTAAAGGTGGATACAGCTACGTGTATACTGACCCGACAAACCCGGACGGCAAGCAAATATCGGTAGACGGTGGGGCACTCGTTGGCGTAAATATGGAAACCTTTATCCAGACGCCCAAAGGCCGGTTCTACTTCGTCGGCCAGTCGCCCGTGGGTAAGGGTTGGATGTTAGAGGATACCTTTGAGTTGGCGGTCATAAACTCCTTGTGGAAACTGGGTTGTCTGCCTTGTACAGGCAACTCAGGACCGTCGCCAGTTTGCTAATGACCGCTCAACAGCTTTGGACTCTCTACCATAAAGCGGTAAGTTCAGGGGATAAACAAGCCGCTCAAAGTATCTTACGTAGGTTACATTCCTACAAATCAAATCCCGCTCCCTCCCCTGGGGGATGCGCCAAATGTAAAAGGAGACTCTAATGGAAGACCGTAAAGACGAGGTCGTCAAGCAGAAAGAATTCCTCGCTGAGGAAGCCCTGAAAGTGGCCAATGAGGCCATCGGACTGCTTCAAGACCAAATGTCTGAATGTTCCACTCGGGACCTCGTGCAAATCTTCACCGCCTCCGTGAAGGCTCACAGAGAAATCACGGAAGACATTGTTCTCCTTACAGCCAAGGAAGCACCTTCCGAACAGGAACTGGCTAAGGAGTATGACGGAAAGGTCGAAGAGCTTCTGAAGCGAATCTCAAACTTCTGACATGAGACCAGTAATCACCAAAGCCAGCTTGCTAGATGAGCATAGCAGCTGGCGAAAATACATTCGAGGAATTCAGGAGCTCGTGGTAATGGAGGCCCCTGCCTCCGTTATTCAGGAATACAAATACCGTGCGGCAAGAGATTGCTTCCTGGCCTTCTGCGACGTGATGAAGCAAGGAGACCTGAAAGTCGTGGCGTTTCACGAGGTCATCGCCTCGGCTTTTGAAGACCTTGCTACAAAGCGTTATAAACGTCTTATTGTGTCGTGCCCACCTCGCTCGGGCAAGTCTATGATGGCGTCCATGTTTGTGGCGTGGTTGCTTGGTAGGGACCAGCAAACTCAGCACATTATTGCGTCTTACGGTCAGCAGCTCTCTGGTAAATTCCACAAAGATGCTATCGGCTATTTGAAACACCCCGAGTTCACCAAGATCTTTCCCGAATGGAAAGGTTTCTCTCGGGATTCCAAATACGATATGCTCGGTGGTGGATACATTCTTCCTACTTCTGTCGGCGGTGTGCTGACGGGCTTCACGGCAGGCACAACAAACATTACCAGTCCTGGCGTTGGCGCCATGATTGTGGACGATCCGTTGAAGGATTCTACATCAACCGCTGCGCTTGAGGCTCTTGAGTCATGGTGGGGTGAGCAGGCATCTACCCGACGCACCAACAACTGGTGTCAGATGGTTATTGCTACTCGTTTCCACTCCCACGACCTTCACGGTGTGCTGATGGAGGCCGACGGGGTTTATGACGAGGAGGAGAATCCTGGTGGCTGGCGATGGGTGAACATTGCTGGCTTGATTGAAACTGCAGAGCAGAAAGAGCAGGACCCCTTGGAAAGGGACATCGGCGAGAGCCACTGGCCCAGCAACACTGCGTTCAGCGTCGACATGTTGATGGCCCAGAAGAAGACCATGGGCTCTCTGGCTTTCTCTGCGCTTTACCAGGGGAATCCAGTTGCCGCCGAAGGTCAGATTATCAAAGACAGCTGGATCTGCCGGATGGACTCAGATAACTGTCCTGAGTTTGATTTCACCTGGCTTTCCGTTGACTGTGCTTTCTCTGAGAAGGAGATGGCTGACGAAACGGCTATTTGTGTGGCCTCCATCTCTCACAGATACCCCGGCAAAGTGTTTATCAGGGACATCATCACAGGGCGTCTAAACTTTCCTGACCTCATCGCTAAGGTAAAACATTTATACTCTTTCTTCGATGCTCGGGTGCTGTGTATTGAAAAGGCAGCCTCAGGTCAGTCGTTGATTCAGATGCTGCGGAGAGAGGCTAAAATCCCCATCGAGGAGATGAAGCCCCTGAAGTCTAAAACCGTGAGACTCCAGGCTGTTGCGCCCCTACTCGAATTCAACCGAGTTCAGTTTATCGAGGGCGAGTGGATTGACCCATTCTTGAAGGAACTTACGGCTTTCCCTTTCGTGAAGCACGATGACCGGACGGATGCTTTCACGTGGGCTCTGACTTACTTCTCGATGAAGTTGGACACGGTGGACAAGGGACTTCAGGATTCTATCATACAGAATAAGAGGTTCTTTGGGGAGCTTACTCGACCCGGCTTCGGAAATCAAAATGTATTCCCGAACCTAACTAGCGGTCGTCTACGAATGTTTCCCGCTGACAACGCCATCAACGACCCTGACTACGACGCCGTAAGTGGCGAAGCCGATCCTCGGTCTTCCTTTGCTCGCGGTGTTCGCAGTGGCCGAAGAAACATTGGCTGGGACCTCGACATTTGACGGGATAGAACCCCGTAAAAAGTTCTATGTATTCTCGCATAGACAGCAAATGGCTACTCACCCTAACCCCGACCGTAACGAATCCTTGATGCACGAAACCACGGGCGCAAGAGTCCTTATCACAGATCTGGCCGCAGACAAGCTGCTGGAAAAAGCGTCCAAGCATGGCACTGAGCGCTACCGTAAATGGTGCGGCGGAAAAGACGGATGGGATGACTACGCAGAGCGGCTACATTGAGTGGCTGCTAGAGAAAGACGAATGGTGGATGCTTTGATGTTCTACACCTATGCCTACCTCAGGGAAGACGGTACCCCTTACTACATTGGAAAAGGAAAAGGCAACAGGGCGTTCAATAAACACGCCAAGGTCAAAGTCCCCCCCGGGAGCGCATCCTATTCCTGAAGAAAGGTCTCACCGAAGAAGAAGCGTTCAAGCATGAGGTCTACATGATCTTCATATTTGGACGCAAAGACATAAACACCGGTATTTTGGTAAACTTCACCGAAGGTGGAGATGGACCCTCGGGTGTCGTTCGCACAGACGCTTTCCGGAAAAGGCTGTCCGAAGCAAATAGGGGGAAGAAACTCTCTGAAGAAACCAAAGCTAAAATGTCTGAAACTCGGAAAGGTCCAGGTAATCCTCGGTTCGGTAAACCGGTTTCGGAAGAAACTAGGCAAAAGATAGCTGCCTCCAAGAGAGGCAAGAAAACAAGGCCGTGCCCACCGGAGGTCAGGCAAAAGATAGCCGAGGGCATGAGGAAGGCCAGAGAAAAGAAAAAGTGGTAAAGGGGTAAAACCAGGGGTCGGATGCAGACCTCCAATGCCCGATCTTACTTTCCAAGGGGGTGGTGAAAGTGTAAGTCCTTTTAGGCACAAAGCGTATGTTTTTCAGATACCCACCGTTGCTCACCACCTTTCAATTATGCTCACAAGTAAGGAAAAGCGCAAGAACCGTCGCGCTGAAGCTGCCCAGATGCTAGAGAACTCCTATTCCAAGGGGATGGATGTTCAACCACCCAAGTTCCTGACCTGGCGACAGGAGGAACTCTGGAATTGCTTCAATAAAAACACTGTAACTCTCGCACACGGTTGTGCGGGGACCGGAAAAACTCTCATCGCACTCCATTACGGACTGTTTGGAATTGCCCAAGGGCAGTTTGATAAAGTCTTCTATGTCCGTAGCGACGTAGGCGTAGAGTTTCAACGGGGACGGGGCGCTTTGCCTGGGGACCTTTCGGAGAAGATTGCTCCGCTGATTGCCCCGGTGCTAGATAACCTGCCTTGCATTATGCGCTCACAAGGCGCCGCAGAGTATCTGCTCAACAAGAAAATCATTGAGCCAGTCCTGCTGGAAGACATCCGTGGACGCTCCCTCAATGAAGCTTTCATTATCGTGGACGAATCGCAGAACTTCCTGCCTTCGCACATCAAAACTTGCCTCTCCCGTGTCGGCAAAGATTCAAAAATCTGCCTCATCGGGGACACTAAGCAGACAGACCTTGAGGTCTTCCGCCGTGAGAATGGACTTGTCGATGCTATTCATCGCCTTCGTAATCTGATGGAGGTTGGTGTTGTGGAATTCCAAAAAGAAGACATTGTCCGTAACTCCGTTATCGCACACATCCTAGACCGCTACGACGACTGACCCACATGGATAACAGGGCCCTGAATTTTGATTTCGCTGCAAAAGCACCTACCGGCTACACGGGGGTGGCGGCTGCGAAAACGGGTCAGGGCCCAACCCGCAGGGAAATAATAAGGGCAAAAGATGAAGCTGTTGGTGGCTACCGAAAGAGATGTCGCCAAGGCAAAATTTGTAGTGCTACTTGCATTGCCTTTAATAAGGACTGCTTAGTACATTTGCCCATCCCTATGCAACGAGAGGTCAGACGTGCTGCGATCTACATCGCAAGAAAGCAAGGACTAACCGCCGGCTCGGCTTCGGACATTCGTCAAGGCGCAGCCCTCCAAAGCATGGCTCCTGGTATGAAGGTTTCGGAAGGAGAGAAGAGACAAGAGACAGTGGCAGGAAAGAAAGTTACCAAACCACGGCTGGAGTTCGACCGAGATCAAAAGCGGGCAGAGAGACCTAGGACCACGCTTGAGGAAAACCTGGAACTCATTAGGAGGCTACCTACCCTGAGAGGTGCAGACAGGGACGAGATGGCTAAACGCATCGTGCAGTTGGACGCAATGAGTAGGGGCATCAAGCTCCCTCGAAATGAGCTTGAGGCAATGTACGATCTGTTGCCTGCAAGTACAAGGACATCTCTTCAGAACTCAGGCAAAGCTACGGGACGGTGGTATGACGGTAAAGATGAAAACGGGAATGACAAATTTAAGACCGGCGACAGCGGGTCCCGAGAGAGGGGATTGGCTGTTTTTGATATGTGGATGAGGCAGGGGGGAACCGACGCCTACATGGGCAGAGGCGGTAAGCGATTTGCTCCGCAAGACATGGACGTGGAGCATATTAAACCCTTTGGAGAAGGGGGTAAAGACGCCCCCTCTAACTGGGTTTTGATTCGGGCTGGCCTTAACCGTAAACGGGTAGACCAGGAGTTGGAGTCCTTTATCAACCGTCTTCCAAAGACAAGGGAAGAGCAAATAGCCTACCTAAGGGACGTTCGTAAAAAGGACACCCTGAAGAAGATTAAAGATAAAGCGATGGAGAATGTTAATCCAAAGAATTTCAACGACAACGACATCCTCAATCCAAAAAATCTGGGCCTAAACGATAAGACACTATCTAAGGTGCTTGGTTCATACGGCAAACTTCGTGACTGGGGTAAAGTTGCTGACGCAGCTAGGGGAGGAGACCCCGGCATTCGCCTTCAGTCAGGTGCTCCCCCAATGTTCCGGGCGGGGATTAACTTCCTATTCAAAAATGATGTGCCGGGGGCGGATAGAATTGCGCAGAGCATAAAGGACACCTGGAATAAAGAGCTAATGCAGGGCGGAACCGTTACCCCTCAACAGGCCCTCAACAAGATGATGGCTGCTCTAACCCCCCACCTGACGGCCTCCCAAAACCAAGCGGTTCAGGGAGAACTGGAGAAATGGGTCAAAACAAATGGTAAGTATGGATTCTCAGCCGACGTAGGATCTGGCGAAGCTCCTAAGAAAATGAACGCAATGGAAGCTCACCTCGCTAAGTTCCGATAATGAGAAAAGACACCCGCTTCAATCGCCCTGACCGCTCCGAAATCGAGAGCAGGCTCCCCCAGGGCATTCTCAAAGACCCACAAGCACTCGGCGTCTGGAACATGATGCTTCAAAACGATGACCCTTCGGACGTTTCTCACACTTATCGCTCTTTCCGGGACAGCAAGTATTGTAGTGTTCCTCGGGGGGATCTCCGCACCATGAGAGACACAATGATCATGGCCATGCGGGAAGCCAACAGTCAAGATCCGAAACCACGCAAAGAGCGTAAGAAAGGAGTTCATTACAGCACCATGCCAGATGGCTGGATGCCTCGCCGTAAAGGAGCCTGACTATGAAAGCCAAAGAACTTATAAAGAACCATAAGATCCCTTGTGGCCCCCTATCCGTAGGGGTAGATGGAATGTGCCGTAGGCGCTTGCACGATCACCTGGACTCCCTCCTAGATCAACTTACCAAGGATGTTCACCCTGGTGGTATCGATGATGAGATTCTGGGCCTGGAAGAAAAGGTGGAGATCCCTGAGGAAAACGAACCTGAGGAAACCGATAAAGAAAAGAAGAAGCGTCTGATCTCAGAAGGAAAACTCAAAGCTGAGGTGAAGCACGAGGTTGAGAAGTACAAGAATAAGCTAATGGGAAATAGCAAAATGCTCCAAGACCGGACGGGTAAAATCAGCAAAAGATAATCAACTATCATGACCAATCGCATCGGCGGCGACTTTGATCAGGACGCTATTGAAGCATTCCGGGCTGCTTACGCTCAACAGCTTGCTTCTCCTGATCAAGAAAATGTTGCAAACAATTCTGGCTTGCCTACCAACGTCGTAACCAACACGTCGCCCTGGATTGAGCATACGGGCCTCTGGAAATATCCCTCCGGCAAAGGTCCCGACCAGGACCTCAAAACCGCCTTCGACCCCAACGCCTACCTATCCGGTGAAGTGATGGACGGTGCCGGGGAGATTGAGGGAATGAGTGAAGATGAAGTCAATGCTCTGCTTAACGAAGTAGTTGACGAAATCTTCGAGGGAGAGGACGAGGAAGACAACGGGTAAAACCTTTCAAACGGTGTCCAGTTATGTTTGGGTCCTCATTTGATTTTAGCGGTGTTTCGCTTCCGGGAGTAGGGGGCGGCATTAACGCAAGCAACGCTGTCTCCGGTGAGCAGCTCAAGAAGCAAAACAAGTCAGGCCCCAAGTGGACATCGGGCGCAGCCGACCATAATGAGGACATCCTCAAAATGAATGCAGCGCATCGGGAGCGTCGGGCCAATCTCGTCAACCGTGATTACAACGAGAATGCCGACGGTAAAGACGCAATGAATGAGATCTTTGCTCGTAAGAAGGCCCGTAGCGCTGACTTCAAGAACAAGAAGAAAGCCGAGTACGGTTTCTCCGAAGGAGACTCACAAGACACTGAGCTCCTGAGCATGCCGCTTCCGGCCTATAGGGACCACGTTTGCAAAGGAGCTGGCTGCCCCATCTGCGCCAATGCTAAGCAAAAGGACGCAGAGTACCGTGAGTGGAGCACCGAGAAGCGCAAGGCTCTCAAAGAAGGTAAGGTGAAAGGCGAGTTTGCCGGTCCCGACATGTCCTTCCCCATCGCTGGCCCCGTGGATGTGGCCGCTGCCTGGTCTTCTGTTGGCCGAGCAGCCAACCCCCGCTCCATTATGAGCAAGATTATCTCCATCGCTAAAAAGCATGGGTGGGAGTCGGGTCTCCCCGAGTCCGTCAAAAAACGACTCGCTGCTGGTGAGTCCGGTCTACCTAGCGGAGATAAGTAATGGGTTTGGAGGCGTTCCTGGGAATAATCGCAGGCATAATCATTCCCTCCGTGGGTGGCCTAGCCTGGATCAGCGAGCGAAGCAACAAACGCATCGACCAAATGCTTGAGAAGAATGATAAGCGCATTGAAGTCGTTCTTACTCACATTCAAAAAGTTGAAACAACCATAACAGACATGCGGTCGGACTTACCCCTCCGCTACACCCTCCGCGAAGACCACCTTCGCCTATCCGAGCGAGTCTCGCAACTCGAATTCCACTGCCAAAGGTTTCCCCATGAACGTGAATGATTATGACTGGAATCGCCTCCAAGCTCTGGGGTGGGATGCCGAATTCGCCGAGAAAATGAAGAATGACCCTTGCTGGAAGGGTTATGAGATGGTCGGTAAGAAGAATAAGAACGGTAAAAAGGTCCCCAACTGTGTCCCGGTGAAGAAGGATGCCGAGCACGCTGAGAACCCTCTGAACTCGATGGCAATGGGCAATGCCCTGCCGAAAGAGCCAGGCACAGGTCCAGCTAAGAACCCTCAAATGAAGGAAGCTGGCATCCGCATGCCCCGGATGGAGGAAATTGAGAAGGCATCCAATCGTAACGGCCACCTGGCGATGGCTGCTGCCCCGAACTATTCCGAAGAAGAGTTTTTCGAAGGTTTCCACTCCGGTGAGCCCAATGGCTCGATGGTTATCACACAGCTTCGTGTGATGCGAGAGAAGATTGATATTATGCTC